ATGAGCGCCGATGAGTGGGTATTATTTTGGTTCCTGGTCTGTTTCTTTTTGTTGGGCTTGGCTTGGCGTTTGTTGGGGGTGTAGGCGATGAGATTTCCAAATTGGTTGATCACGGCGCTGCTGATGGCGGCCGTTGCGTTTTTGCAGTACATCCTGAATCATGTGGCTGACCTTCACCTTTCTGAGGTTTATGCCCCGCTCATTGTCGCCGTGCTGAGTTGGGGCATCAAGGCGCTCCAAGAGCGGGCAGAGCCGCCGGCGACGCGTGGCTTGAGCGAAACCAGTAGCTTTTGGCAGCGGGTGCTCTTCAAATAGCTATGGCGAACAGTTCAGTCCTTGTGTGTTCGCGAAATTAGCGCGCTTGCGCGTAGTGGAGAAGGGGGCTAAGCATGGGGTGGAACTGGCAAGCCTTGTGGCATGAGGGTGTTTGGATCTGGCCTTTCATCATCACGAATGGCCTACTGCTCGGTGCATTGGTCTATGTGGCGGTGTATCGGTAAGACGGATAGGGGCGCACTATGTGGGTTAAAGGGATAAATGGCGACCTGGTGAATCTGGCGCTTTGTTGCCGGATTGTCAATGAAATATCTTATTTCAATCAAGATGGCAGTATGGCGGAGCCGCCTATTCGCATGGTTGTCGCTTACCTGCCGAGTATCCCAACCTCCGGCGTGATTCTACTTTATGGTAGCCGGGAAGAATGCGGCGATTACATCAATGGCTTATTGATGCAGTTGCAAAAGAGCCGTGGTGAGGTGTGAAACCGAAGCATCAGGAGTTCATTAACGAATATATCAGGCTGAAATGCTCAAACGCCACCGAGGCTTATCAGCGCGTTTACCCCGATTGTAGCTATGAAGCGGCCAGAGTAGCCGCGCATAAATTGCTAACAAAAGCTAACATTTCTGCCGAGATTCAGCGCCGCGTCGACGCACACACTATGAGTGCGAACGAGGTGCTACTACGCCAAGCCGAGATTGCCCGCAGCGACATCGGTGAATTCTTGGAGCAGGCCGAAGACGGTGAGATCTCCGTTCGCCTGACCGATGCGAAAACCAAAGCGCCGAAGCGGACACACCTGATCAAGCGCATCACGCAGCGCAAGGTGGTGCGCACGGTCAAGGATATGACCGAAACGGAAATTACCCTGACGCTCGAATTGCACGATGCGCAGGCGGCGCAAGTGCAGCTCGGCAAGCATCACAAGCTATGGACGGATAAGCTTGAAGTAGAAAACAACGGACCCATCCCGATCATGATTGTACAGCCTGGCCAGTTAGACAAATTGAAGCCATGACCTTTATTGCTGAGACGACGGACGCTCCCGTTTTTCGGGGGGGCGCGGCTCAGATGTGGGAAAGCAAAGCGCACGAAATCATCTTGGCTGGACCCTACGAAACCGGCAAGACGTTCGCAACCCTCAGCAAGCTTCATGCGCTCCTTTGTTTGTTTCCGCGGTCACGGGCGCTCATGGTGCGCAAGACCTATAAGAGTGTAGTCAACAGCGCCGTTGTCACGTACGAGCAGAAGGTATTGCCCGTCCCACCGAGCGACACGCGTTGTCCGGTGCGGGCTTACGGTGGCGAGAAGCCGGAGTTTTACCAATATCCCAACAAGAGCCGGCTGTTGGTGGGCGGGATGGACAATCCCGACAAGGTGCTAAGCGCCGAATACGATTTCATTTACGTCAACCAGGCTGAAGAGTTGGACCTGGATAGCTGGGAAAAACTTGTCGGACGCGCCACGGGGCGAGCGGGCAATGCGCCGTATACCCAANNNAATGCGCCGTATACTCAAGTCTTGGGCGACTGCAACCCTGGACCGCCAACGCATTGGATCAAGCAGCGCAAGCAAGTGCAGTTCTTGGAGATGCGCCACGAGGACAACCCACGCCTGTACGATACCGCCAGAGGCGAATGGACAGAGCAGGGCAAGATCACGATAGCCATTCTGGATGGTTTGACCGGTCTACGTTACAAACGGGGGCGCAAAGGGTTATGGGTTGCTGCAGAAGGGCAGGTTTATGAATACGACACCGTCCTACACGGCAAGTTATCCTTCAGGATTCCGGCAGAATGGCGCCGAATTCGGGCGATTGACTTTGGTTACACCAATCCCTTTGTCTGTCAGTGGTGGGCCATTGACCCAGATGGGCGCATGTATCTGTATCGCGAGATCTATATGTCTAAACGGACAGTTAAGGTGCATGCGCAGTTGATCAAGGCGCTCTCCGCCGGTGAACGGATTGAGGCCACAGTCGCTGACCATGACGCCGAGGATCGGGCGACCTTGCGTGAGAATGGCATCGAAACTATCGCGGCGGATAAGCGCATCAAGGTGGGCATCGGGAAAGTCGAAGAGCGGCTTAAAGTCGCCGGCGACAAAAAGCCAAGGCTGTTTGTTGTTGCAGATGCGCTGGCTGAAATGGATCCAGAGTTGAAGGCGCTTCACCTGCCGGTCTGCACCGAAGAAGAGTTTCCGAGTTATATTTACCCAGTAGCAGCCAGCGGTCAACCCATTAAGGAGCTGCCGCTAGACCTAAACAATCACGGCATGGATGCCATGCGCTACGCCGTGATGTATGTGGATGGCAAAGGCAGTGACGCCGCTGCCACCCAATCACAAATTGTAAGCCGCGCAGCTATTGAAAACCTATTCGGATAGTGGTAAGATGGACGCAGAGAACAAAGTCCTGATCGAGTGGTTGTTGAATAACCTAAATCGCTTGCGCAATAGCGGAGCCAACTGGACCCTGACCCTGCACGGTGGGGCCGGGGGCGACATCAAGCACGAGATCAAGACGACCGGCGAACTCATGCCGTCGCGCAAGCAGCGGCAAGCGTTAGAGGAGCGGCAACGGACATGAAGCCTGTCCATTGTGACCAGTGCGGCCAGACCTTCCCCATCGAGGTGAAGGACCGGCCATTGCGGGGCGGCGGTAAGGAACGGTTTTTCCGCTGCCCGCATTGCAAGCATAAATACATCGTTGCCCGCTTTACACCGCTTGGGGTGAAACTGGCGCAGGCGATTCAACAGGTCGAGGCGCAGATGAACCGCCAGCCCAACAGCGACAACACTGCGTTGCGCGAGCGGTTGGTGGAACTAAGGACGAAGCTGAGGCCAGAGGTGAGCGGGGCGTAGGCGAGCGCAGTAACAATTAGATTCGGTTGTCCCATGCAGGGAGCCATGAGTAGGTAGTTTCTACTTGTGGCTCCTTTTTTATTTCAAGGATTGACGTGGCTTTTCAACGGGTAAACGGGCTTGTCGAGCGCTTTCAGGCGCTCTTTCGACCAAGAGTACAGCAGGCGACGCCAGTCACGTTGGTGGTACCCCCGCCGCGTCCGTCTGCCCTCGTCCAGCAGTTTGCTGCCGAAGCCGGCCGGCGGCCGCTCGTCGAGGATTGCCGGCGCATGTATGAGGAGGACACCCGCGCCCAAGGGGTCGTGGACACCCTGGCCGCCGATTCGGTCAAAGGCGGCTTTGAACTGCGGGTGGATGGCCGGCGCGCCCAAGAGGCGCAACAGATCGCGACCGACCTGCTGACCCGCATCGGCTTCTGGGAGAACATTGAGGAGTGGGTGCGCGAGACCCTGAACGACGGTGACACCTTCCTGGAACTGGGGGCGAACCGCCAAGGGGACATTGTGGAGGTGACGCGCAAACCGACCTTGGAGATCCACCGCTGGACGGACGAGTATGACCGCTTTATTGACCCCAGCCGCGCATTCTTCTGGACAGACCTGTATTGGAACGGTGGATACAACGCCGCTGCGCTTATCGACCCACCGGCCGACGCTGTCTTCTTCGCCGAGTGGCAACTGATTCATGCCCGCGGCGGCAAGCGCGCCAACAGCCGGTACGGCCGGCCGCTCTTTGGCAGCGCCCGCAAGGCGTATAAGCGGATGCAAGAAGGCGAACTGGACATCGCCATCCGCCGCAAGACGCGGGCCGGTATGAAGTACGTGCATAGCCTGGAAGACGCCAGCGAAGCCGACATCCAAGCCTATCAGGCGCGCAACAAAGCGGCCCTGGGCGATCCCTTCGCCGCTGTCGCCGATTTCTTTAGCAACAAGCGCACAACCATTCAGAGCATCCAGGGCGACGCCCGCCTGAGTGAGATTGACGACGTGCTGCACCACATCCGCACCTGGTGGGTGGCGGCACCGGTGCCCATGTCGCTCCTGGGCTATGGCCAGGATTTGAACCGCGATGTGCTGGACGAACAGAAAGAGCAATACGACAGCCGCAAGGAGGCGCAGTCCGCTTGGGTGACGGCGCAGTTCGTGAAGCCGCTCGTCGAACGGCAATGGCTGCTGAAGGGGATTTTGCCGGAATCGCTCAACTGGTCCGCGGAATGGTCGAGCAAGCAAGCGCTGTCCGCCACTACGCTCAAGGACGCCAGCGACGCTGCGCTGAAGCTCAAGGCGTTGGGGCTGCGCGACGAGACCGTGATCCGCCTATTGTCGCTTTTTATTCCGAATTTTGATGCAGCCGCGGAGATTGAAGCCATCCAGCAGCAGATGGCAGACCAGGTGGCCAGGGTGGCGGCCAACGCTACGCCGGACCGAGGAGCGGGCAGCAATGGCGCTCAGTGACATCCGCCCGGCTGACGTGGACCGGCTGAACCATGAGGCGCTGATGCGGCTGACCTTGCGGGTGATGGGCGAGACGCACCAGCAGCTTTATCCGTTTCAAGCCTGGCTCGTGGGGTTGGTGCGGAGCAACACCGACGCCGAGGGGATGGTTAGCGGCCATACTTTGCTGGGCGCAATGGGGCAGGTTGAGAGCCGGTATCGGGCGTTCGTGCAAACCTGGTCGGCCCTGCTCACGGCGGCCAGAGAGCAGGCGGCCAGTCTGCCGTTTGGAACGTTGGTCGTCCAGCACAATGCCTTTATGGCCGGCGTGCCGCAGCCGCTCACCGAGGCTATGACACCCGATGAAGTAGGGACGATCATTGGTCTCTGGCAGCAGCGCCGGCAGCGGGCGCTTATGGCTGTGCAGCAGCGGGTGTATGGCGATGGGCTGCAACTCAGTCAGCGGATCTGGCAGATGGAGAACGGCGGCCTGACGGCCATCCGCAACACGCTGGCGACGGCGTATGCGGAACGGACCAGCGCCGCGGATTTGGCCGACCGGCTGGAAGGATTGCTAGGGGCTGAGCAGGATTTGCCCCGCTGGACGAATCAACGCCTGTACGGCATGACGCCCAGCGAACGGGCCGCCGACGCAAAGGGGCTGCTCCGGGGGCCAGAGGACCGCGGGCGGGGGATCGCTTACAAGGCGCTCCGCTTGGCGCGAACGGAATTGCAGTATGCCAACCATGCGGTATCCACCGAGATTGTCACGCATTCACCGTGGGTAACGGGGCGCAAGGTGCGCTTGTCGCCGGGGCATCCGAAGGTTGACATTTGTGACGAGTATGCGGCAGGCGGACCGTATCCGAAGGACCAGGCGATCCTGCTGCTGCACCCAAACTGTGTGACGCCGGGGCAGATGGTGACGACGGATCGGGGCGATGTCCCGATTGAAAGAATAAAAGCTGGTGACAACGTGCTGACGCACAAGGGGCAGTACAAGCAAGTGAATAAGGCTTGGTCAAGCCCGCATGATGACACAGTTTATGAGTTCATCACACCATGCGGGCGGTTTGAGCTAACCGGCAATCACCCGGTCTTGCTGCATCGTGGATGGGTTAATGCCGAGTCCGTTCAGTTGGGCGATCAAGTCTTGTACGCACTGCCGAGCATTAGTCTGGATTTGTTTTTCCGAGAAGCGAAAGATGTGCCAGCCAAGGTCACGAAGGAAAGCATCGCGCCGAGCGTCAAAGTCGGGCTTACATTCATGCCATCCGCCATCGCACTCAATCGCGACCTTGACCGCGGGCAGCACGATGTCAATGAAGTAGCGACCAACTTGGAATTCTCGCTCATAGCTGATCCCGGCACTATCGAGTTCGGCAAGCATGGCGATCTCCAAGGGGCTTGGATTGGCGAGCCTGTATTCTCTTTGAGCCAACAGCATGGGCATGAGGCCGGGATTGTTGATGAGTTTTGCCCTAGAGATTTTCTGAGCAACATCTGGACGTTTGGCCGGGTTGTTTTGCCCAGTGAAGTCAAGGTGCTTGCGGGTCTCGCCCAGTTTGATGCTAGTCGCAACACTGCGGGAACCGTCATCTTTGCTCCAGGTCGCTTTGACGGCTTCGCTTCGACTACGCAGGGGAATACCGTACAAGGCCAAGAGGTCACGCAACATGCGATAGGTCAAGCCGTAGCGCCGAAAGATTTCCGGGGATTCGAGTTGTTGGGTGATGTAGATGTCACGCAGAAATTCAGCCGCGGGGCGCTGGTGTTCGGCTTCGATCAGCAAGACATGGAATTGAACGCTGGTCAAGCCATGCTTCTCGAAGTGGGAGCGGGCGACGCGCATCATACGCAACCCGCAAATGGGGCAAGTAATCATACTGATAATCTCCTGTCATTATCTCCTGATGTTTGCTGGGGCGCTGAGTCAGGAAACTCAGATGTCAAAGGGGTAGCTAATCCCTTTCAAGCCCTACCAAATTATAGCACAGTTCAGGAGATAAGGCAACGCCACTACACTGGGCCGGTCTATAACATGGAAGTCGAAGACGACCATAGTTACACCGTAAACGGCGCTGCTGTACATAACTGCATGTGTTACTACGAGAACGTGGTGATGGGCAGTAGCCAGTTCGCCCAGCAGGTCAAGGGTTGGCTCAAAGGCGAGAATGGGTTCTTGGACGATTACCGGGATTGGCTTGGGACACAGCGCCCGACCGAGCTGTTCCCGTGGACGCTGAGCCTGGCGGACAGCCTGGAATTGTGGCTCAGTCAGCGTCAAGGCGCACAGGCAGCGGCGCTGCGTTTGAATTGAGGGAAACATGAAAACAGAAGCGGAATTTTTGGCGGCAGTCTTGCGCTACTTCGGGCTAAATGAGGCCGTACGCAGCGACCAAAGCTATGAGGGACTGAAGCAGCAGATTGAGGCGGCGCTGAACACCTGGTCAGACCGGCCCGCGAATGACCTCTGTGTACGCTGGACCTTTAGCGACCGGGTGATTGCCACGGCCTGGGTCGAGAAGATGGACGGCGCAGAATGGCACGCCTGGGAAATCGCGTACAGTCAAAGCGACGCCGGCGGCATCGTGTTCGGCAAATTCATGGAGGTCAAGCAGGTGCAGCTCTTTGAGCCAGCGCCCATGACCGAGAGCAAGAAAGCTGGCCGGACCTTCACCGAAACCATTGAGCAGGTGATGACGCTGACGGAAGCGGCGTCCGGGGCACGCAAGGTCAAGGCCATCGGCATCACGGCGGATGTGGTCAACGGCAATGCCCGCCGCTACCCGCGTGCGGTCGTGGCCAACGCCGTGGCCAAGCTCAACGGCCATTTACACGAATCGAACGGCCAGGGGCGCTTTATCGCCACTGGTGAAGTAGAGCATCCGACAGACAAGGGCGGGCGACCCAACTTGCTGGAAACCGTGGTGAAGTGGGAGGCGGCATCCCTGGACAGCGCTGGCAAGGTGCTCCTGGAAGGCGTCATCCTCCCGACCGGTAAGGGCAAGGACATCTCGATCTTGATTGAGCATGGCGTGCCAATCGGCGTCTCCATGCGCGGATATGGGGATTGGAGCCTGATCACCGAATCCGGGCAAACCATCCAGCAAGTAACTGATTTGACGATCAAGGGGTTCGATCTGGTGGCGCAACCATCCGATCCGAACGGGCAAGTAACAGAGAGCGCCCAAGCAGTGGGCAAAGAGGAGGTCAAGAAGACCATGAACTTAGAAGAGTTATTGAAGCAATTAAAGGATGACCCGGCAAAACTGGCCGAGTTCCTGAAGGCCAACCCGGCGCTGATTGAAAGCGTTGTGGGCGAACTGGGCTATGCTGACAAGCGCCAATTAGCCGGTGTCATGGGTGTCAGTCCTGCGCGCATCGAGCAGTCCTTGCAAGAGGCCATGCAGGCTAAGCAAGAACTAGAGGAACGCAAGCGCACTGAAGCCTTGGACAAGGCCATTGAAGAGGCATGCAAGGACTTGCCTTATGGCGAACAGATGAACAAGCAGTTTATGGACTCCATCCGCAGCGCCAAGCCGGAATCGCCCGAAGCTGTATTAAAACTAGTGGAGAGTAAGACCAAGGAATGGGACGGCATCTTTGCTGCCACCCGCCTAGCTGGCATGGGCAAGGGCGTGCAAGTCATGGGGCCGGTGTTCGAGCGCGAGACTGGCCAACCGGAATACACGCGCAGCGCTTGGGAACTCAATGAGTCCTTGGTGCGCAGTGGGAACGGCAAGCGGCGCGACTTGCGCAAGGCGGAAACCAAGGCTGAGATTTACGCCCGCCTGGTGCTGGAGCGCTTTGACCTGAACTACCGCCAACAAATGCTGGCCGAGGCGAAGCTCTTCCAAGAAGCCGAGACGACCACGGACCTCAATCTGCCGTACACGGTCAGTCGCACGATCATCGAGCAGGCGTTCCCGGAACTGATCGCCGCCAACGTCTTTGACTTTGGTGTGGCGAGCGCCAGCCCGGAACGGCTGTACTTCGAGACCTACGCCGGCGAGAGTGGCAGTAGCGCCACCGTCACGGACGAGGTGGTGACCGGCGATCACGGGGCTTGGGTCACGTTGGCTCACGCCCGCTTGCAGCCCGGCACCGTCGTGCTGACCGACAGCGGCGGCTCGACCACCTACGAAGAGGGCACGGACTACGTCGTTAACTATGTAACCGGCGCGCTCATGACGTTGGCTGCCGGGGCAACGACGGATAGCCAATCGCTCAAGATTGACTACACCTATGACGCCATCCGCAAAGGTGAGAACACCGAGATTGAGCGGGCCAAGACCCAGTTGTCTTATATGACGATGGAGATTGCGGCGGACCGCCTGGCCATTCAGATCACCAATGAGGCCGTGGTCTTTAGCCGTTCGCAGCTCGGCTACGATGCCGTAGGCCGCACGCTCTCCAACCTGATTCGGGAAATCCGGCGCATCATTGACCGCGGCGTCATCTACCGCGCCATTGCGGCCAGCCTGCAACAGGCCAACAACAGCGGTGGGACGTGGGCCAGCGGCAGCGACCCCATCGCCGAGTTGGTCGAAAAAGTGGGCATCGCCAAGACCAAAGTCTACAATCGGTTCTATATGCCGACCAGCATCCTGATGAGCCAGACCAACGCCGACCGCCTGAGCAACTGGGACGGCTTCACCCGCTTGGGCTTCGACAACGCCACGCTCAACGCCGCGGGCTTCGCCGGCAGCATCAAGGGCCTGCCGATCTTTGCCACGCCCGAAATGAGCGATAAGTACATCTTAACCCCCAACCGCGAGTTGGTTATGCACCGCGTGTATCAGGCCATGATGCTGAAGGGACCATTCCCCTCATTCAGCAACGGGAAATTGGTGGCAGCCGACCAGTGGTACACCGAAGAGTTCAACGGCACCGAAGTGCCGGTTGTGGAGAAGGTTGCCCACGTCGTCGTGAGCTAGTCGGAAGACGGAATCTAGCAGGAATACGGAATCAGGAATTAGGAATTAGGCGGTCGCAGGGGCTTGGTCGTCACGCCATTACGCTGAAGGTTCTGCGGCGGCCTAATCCCTAATCCTTACTCCCTAATGCAGAAAAGGAATCTAACGTGAAAAGACATTTAACGATCTCTGTGATCGCTGTGGCGCTCGTGGCGCTGCTGGGTAGCTTATGGCTTGCGCCAGCGCCGCGCGTAGACGCTGCGCCGAACGCCGTGTTGACGCCGGTGTCCTACAGTGGCAGCGGCGGTGACAATCAAAAGGTGGTCTTCTTCAATGGCAATGTCACCGCGGACGCGCGGGTCTGCTTTGACCTGAGCAATTACCAGAAGGTTGACTTGCAATACGTGATCGACCAAGGCACGACCAACACGACCACGCTCAAGTTGCAATGGTCGAACGACTATAACGCCACAACCGGCACGGGCAACTTCGAAGATCAAGCGACCATCGTTTCGGCCAATGCCGCCGATGCGCATGGTGGCCAACAGTATGCCCTGGTCGGGCAGTGGAATTGCGTCTTTGCCGACGTGACCAACAGTAACGCGCTGGGCCTCAAGGTCATCGGGGTTGCCAAACCCTAATGCGCATTCGCTATGTGGGCAAGCAACCCATCCTGTTAGGCCAAAAGTTTGTCTATCAGGACGAGGTGCATAGCGTGACCGAGCGCCAACTGGCAGCACTGCGAGCGCAGTATGATCCCGCGCTGTTTGTGCTGCTGGATGCGCTCGTTACACCAGAATTGTTATCAGCCGATAACAATAACGAAGTGCAAGCCGCTCCCGCAGAGGATGCGGAGAACCTTAGCAACCAAACAGAAACACGCAAGCCGCGGCGTCGGCGTAAGGCGGACTAATGGCCGCGCCGACGCTTAACACTGGCTACCAGTCGGGTCACAGCACCAGCAACGAGGCTTCGACCACTGTCACCGTGCCAACCACGTTGGCCGCGGGTGACCTGTGGTTCATCGCGATTGTGTCTGATCCAAACAATCAGACATTTACCTTTCCGGCTGGCTTTAGCAAGGAATGGAGCGACTTCGCCTTTATCACCGGCAACTTGGTCGAGTCTGGGGTCGTGGCCAAGAAGGTCAGCAGCGGCAGCGACGGCAATGCCAGCGTCACGGTGGGGACGAGTGAGCGGCAAGTCTGGGTGAGCTTTGGGGTGCATGGCGGCAACGCCACGCTCCACGCCAGGGGGACTGACCAGGAGGGGAGCAGCGGCACGGCAACGTTCCCAGCCGTGACCACCAGCGTTGACAATTGTCTTCTGGTGCGTATCCTGTTCACGGATGCCTCACTACAGACGACGCCATTTGGTAGCCTGACCGGCTGGACGGCCGGGGCCAGTGACTTCGGAGCAAGCAGCGGCGGTATCGGCTTCTGGACCAAGACGTTGGCGACCGCTGGCGTTGAAGCCAGCGGAACGGTCACCCTGGCCAACACTGAACAGTGGTACGCCATCACGTTCGCCATTGCGCCCAGTTCACTGACGGTCGCGCCCAGCGGGGTTGCGGATAGCAGCGCTTTTGGCACAGCCACCATTACGCAGCGCATCGGGATAACAGGCATTGCCAGCGCCGAGGCGTTTGGCAGTGCGCGGGTTAACCTGCGCTTATCGCCTACAGGGCTGGCCAGTAACGCAGCGTTAGGTGCACCGACCGTTGCGCCGCAAGCCGTGACGATCACGCCGTCTGGCCTCGCCAGCAGCGCAGCATTGGGCGCGGCCACGGTCAGTGCAACCTACACCGTGGCCGCGCCCGGGATTGCTTCCGGTGAGACGCTCGGCGCAAACACCGTCGCGCAAGGGGTGACGGCGACCGGCGTTGCATCGGGTGAAAGCTATGGGACAACCAAGCTCAACCAGACGCTGACAGCTACCGGTATCGCCTCGGCTGAGGCGCAGGGCGCGGCCACGGTGGCCACGGGCAGCGTGAACGTAACGGCAACCAGCCTTGCCTCCGGCGCGGCGTTTGGTGCGACCTATATCTCGGTGGCCGCGCAGCTTGTGGTGGCAGATGCCATTGACACCGCTGAGGCGCAGGGTGATCCGCAACTCAACCTGGCGCTGACCTTGCCGGGGCTGGCCAGTGATGCCGCGTTTGGTACGCTGCTCACGCAGTTGTTTGTGGTGCCCAGTGGCCTGGATACTGACGAGGCGCATGGCACGTCAACCGTCGAGCATATCACGGCGCTGCAAGTGACAGCGGGCATCGTGAGCGCAGAGACATTTGGGGCAACAACTNCGGGCGCGGCGCTTGGCACAACCACTATTGCCCCGCAAAGTGTAACGCTTGCCCTCGCCGGCCTTCCATCCGGCGAAGCGCTTGGGACACCGCAACTGAACCTGCGCCTGCGGTTGACTGGCCTGAACACCGCTGAGGCGCTTGGGATGCCCCAACTCAATCTGGTGCTTATGGCGACCGGCGGTGCGACCAGTAGCGCTTTTGGTGCAGCCGGCCTAGCGAACGTGATTGCGCTATCTGGCCTCGCTACCACCAGTGCGTTGGGTGTTGGCGCAGTCCGCCCGGGCGCACGCGCTACACCGCTGACCGGCATCACCTCGGACGCCGCCGTGGGTACGCCGTCTATCTCGGCATTTACCGGCGTCCATCCAAGCAGCATCGCCAGCGCCTTGGCCGTTGGCGTGCCAACGTTGCAACGGGGAGCGGTGACGCTGGTGTTGGCGGGCATTGCCAGCACCTTCGATGATGGCGATGTGTCCATCAATCTCCGGCTGGCCTTGACCGGTGTTGCCGCGAGCGTAGCGTTTGGGACGCCTGACTTAGGTCAACCGATTAGCCCCGCCGGGATCATCAGCGCGGCCGCGCTGGGCAATCCTGACCTAGCCCTGGCCATTGCATTCACCGGCTTGGCCAGCGACGAGATTTTTGGTGACACGCAGCGGGTGCATTTTGGCAACCAGAATATACTCGCGACCGCCATCGCATCGGGCGAAGCAACCGGTACGCCGCAACTTACCTGGGCCATTACGCCGCTTGGCTTGGCAACCGCCGAGAACTATGGTGCTTTGTCGGTCAACCAACAGTTTGGCTTGAACGGTATCGCAAGCGCCGAAGCCGTCAGCGCTGCCCAACTCAACCTGACGCTTGCCCTGCTGGGGCTGGCCAGTGACGCCGCTTTCGGGGCCGTGGCCCTGTCGTTGCCGGTGACGCTGGCTTTAGCTGGCCTGGCCAGCGAGGTGGCGTTTGGTGACAGCGAGGTTGCGCCCGGTGCGGTCAATGTCGATGCAACGGGCATCGTAAGCGCCGAGAGCGTTGGTGAGCAGCAAATCAATCAGTTGCTCAACCTGACCGGCCTGGCCAGCGCCGCCACTGTCGGCGGCTTGGTTGTGGCGACAACGACAACGGTTGCACCGGCGGGCATGGCAACAGAGGAAGCGCACGGCGCAACGACCGTTTTACCGCAGCCGGTCACTCTGACACCTACGGGCATTGCTTCGGCCGAAACGGTTGGCGCTCATCAGGTTGCGATTGCGCTTACGCCGACCGGCATAGCGACCGGTGAAGCCTGCGGCGCTATGCAGTTGGCGCTGCGCCTCTTCGCAGACGGCACGGCAAGCAGCGCGGCATTCGGTACGTTGACCTTGCATCAGCAGCTTTATCTTGCTGGTCTGGTCGCTGACGAAGCCTTTGGTGCGACCATGCTGATGCTGACGCTGACGCCAACCAGCATCGCAACCGGCGAAGCGCTTGGTAGTGTGCAGGTCAATCAGGCGGTGACACCTGTGGGCCTGGACAGTGACGCGGCGTTCGGCCTAGTGGCGCTTCACCTGGCGCTGCTCTTGCCGGGGCTAGACAGTGGCGGGGCATTCGGTGACACCATGCTCCACCTGGCGCTTAGCGCAGCGGGCATTGTGAGCAGCGCAGCGCTTGGTGCGCCACAGCTTGACCTGGCGCTAAATCTCGCCAGCCTGACCAGTGATGCGGACATCGGCGGCTTGAGCGTTCTCCCGCAGCCGGTTTGGCTTGCGCCTGATGGCTTGGAGAGCGAAGCGGTGCTGGGTGATGTTAGGGTGGTCTGGGCCATTCGACCCAGCGGCATCGCCAGCGGCAATCTGTTTGGGGATATTTTAATTTCAGTTTTCTTGGCATCAACCAGGGCGTTCAGGGTTAGAGCTGAACAGCGAACCTGGACTGTACCTGTAGAGATACGCACGTTTACCGTAAGGAGGTAAGAAGTGGCTAATTATTTGTATGACCGGGGCCGCCAAGGATTTTTGGCAGGGGAGATCGATTGGGATGCGGATACGATTAAACTCGTGTTGGTGGACGAGGCGGATGATACGCCGTCCCAGAGTGGCGACAATGCCCTGAGTGACCGGGCGAGCGCAGCGCGCGTGGCGACCTCTGGCGCTTTTGCCAGCAAGACAACCACCGCCGGCGTGGCCGATGCCGCCGACGTGACACTGTCCACCGTGACCGGTGATCAGTCGGAGTCCATCGACATCTACAAGGACACCGGCGTGGAAAGCACGAGCTATCTGATCGCCAACATCAACTCGGCGACCGGCTTGCCCGTGACGCCCAACGGCGGTGACATCATCGTGCAATTTGACAATGGTTCAAACAAAATCTTCAAGTTGTAGGCATTCGGCAAAGGCAACCATGACCCAAACGATCATCACCGGCCAAATCAGCACGCTTCAGATTCGCCAAGAGGGGCAGCGCGTCGTCGTCATCTCTGACGGCAAAGCCATCTTGGATTTGCCTTGGTCTGCGGCGCTCGCTGTTGCCCAGGCTATCCGCGTCAAGGCGCTCCTGGCGGAAGAAGTGGCGAAGGCGGAGGCCATCGCCTTTGACCAAGCGCTGCTGTTGCGTCTGGGCGTGCCGCTAGGGCTGACCGGCAACCGCGCTATCCAGCAGGAAGCGCGCAAAGAAGCGGCCTGGAACAGTGATCTACGGCGCTATATCCGCACGAATCGGATGGGTGGCATGGGGTCGCAGGCGATTGTAGGCACACCAGCGATTATCCGGCGCGATCCGCCGGGGAAGGAATAACATGAATTACGAAGCAATGACCATCGAAGAACTAGAGAAGGTCATCCAGGACCTCGGCAATCAGCGTGATGCGCTCAAGGCCGAGCAGCAGATGGCGCACAAGGCGCTTGACGAGAAGATCAACGCTGCGGCGGCGGCCAAACTGGTGGCCAACTTGGACGACGCGCAAAAGAACGCCTTATTGCAGGCCATTCAAAGCCAAGGGCTGGTGAGTGACGCCGTCGTTAAGGGCATGGCCTAAGCATGGCGACGCCATTCGTGGCCGAGAAGGACCCGGCTGCCACGCTGGACTACCAGTTCAACTGGGCTGAGTGGCTGGCCGGGGATACCATTGCCGCGTCGACTTGGACCGCCGATGGCGGGTTGACGGTGGCGAGCAGCACGTTCACGAACGTGCTGACCACGGTGTGGCTGAGTGGCGGCGCGGTGGGTCTCACCTACGCCGTCACCAATCGCATTACGACGGCAGGCGGGCGCACAGATGAACGGACGCTGAGTATAGTCATGATGGAGAAGTAAGAATGCCGATTTTTCAGAGAACGATCAAGAAGATTCGACACGCCAACGATCATACACGGGCGTTAGAAGGATAGACTATGACAAGCTTCACGGCGCGCGGTGTATCCAAACTTAGGCAATTAAAAGACGTTGTGCCTGCGTCGGGCAGTGGCGGTAGCAGCGCGGCGGACATCTGGACCTATCCAGACCGCACTTTGACCCGCTTTGGCAACATGACCGGCGTTGAGTTCACCTATACCGTGACCAACAGCGTGAACGGTCTGCCAATTTCGGGCGTGGCGGTCTGGTTCGCCGTTGATGGCGGGGGCGCACAAATTGTTTGGTCAGGCCACACGGACGCACTTGGCGTTGCGCGTGACGCCTACGGCGCGCTGCCGCGGTTGGACCCTGGCACCTACTACGTGTTCAGGGCGCGGCCCGGTTATGTTTTTCGCAATCCAGATACGGAGATCATCAATGAGTAGTGGCAGTGGCACAGGGACGCCAGCCCCCACCCAACCAACGGGTATTAGCCTGGCCTTTCTGATCAAGCGGCTCCAGACAGCCGTGCCGGAGAGCAACGGCGTTCCTGAGGATTACGAGCAACTGGTCAAAGACGCCGTGACCAAGCTGGGCGAGGATGTGCCGCTGCTTTGCACGGCCACCCTGAGCCTGATCAAAGGCACGGCCAGCTACGCGCTGCCGGATGACTTCCTGTTTATGATTGACCTGCCCACGATCCAGGGCAGCAGCGGCGTGGTCATTGGTGACGGCGGCCTGATTCCGCTCGCCGCGGACTATAGCGAGACCTATACCATCCAGGGCAACCAAGTCACGTTTTCGCCAACGCCGACCTACACTACCAGCCGGGACTATCGCTATGCCGCCACCTATGCCCTCGTCAACGGTGCGTATCCACGGCTTACCCAGAACGGCGCGCGCGTGGCGCTCCTGTATGCCCAACATTTGGCGCTCATGGAGCAGGCGACGCCGGCGGCGGGCAAAGGTTGGAAGTATCAGATTGGCGACGAGATGGTGGACAAATCAAATCAGGGGACCAAGCTGCGCGACCAGGCGGACGGCTTCTTGACCCGCTATGCGGACGAGATTAAGCGGCTCAATAACCGGGCAGGGTCCACGGCGCGGTATGCCGCGGGGAGCTATGCATGATTG